AAATTCAAAACTCATTGGCTCATATATATGAGCCAATGAGTTTTGAATTTCACAGGTTATCAGAGAACGAGAAAAAGGAAAGCAGTGAAGGGGCCGAAGAAACCCTGACTTTAGTTTATGAGAATGGGCGTGTTGCCAACCTTGTATTATTTGAAGGTGACGAAGTTTGGCTTACAAGTGATACAGGGCAGACAGCGGATAGGTGGACAATGTAACTATAATTGCCCTTATACGGTTGTAGTTTTGTGGTAGCCGGTATTGTAGCGTGCTTATTGGCATTGACATAGTCAAATAGGAGATAGAGGATGTTGAAGGGAATTGTGTTGGCGACTATTGTAATAATGGCTGCCGTAGTCGGTATTACAGCGTTGGTAGTACCACCCGCCTACCACTACGGCATAGCCGACCAGGTGGAGCGGGTATTGCCATCTGTGGTTCACATTAGTCACTCGTCCGGCTGGCAGGGCTCTGGCTGTATCATAAGCGAGGACGGGCTCATATTCACGGCCAAACATATCACCGATGGAGGTGGGGTATTTACGGTGACGCTGAATGACGGGACTGAGTATGAAACTGACCTATGCGTGGAGGACTCCAAATATGATGTTGCATTTCTTAAAATCAGTCTGCCTGATGGCGTTGTCCCCAGTTACAACCGCCTTGCTGATATTTCACGGAGCAGAGTTGGCGACGGGGTGTTTATTGTCGGTAGCCCCTTCGGTTTTGACAACTTTAATTCTGTCAGCTTTGGGATTTTATCTGCTGCTCAGAGGGGCTTAGACTACGGATATGGCTGGCAAGTGACATTCCAGATCGACGCGATGGCAAACCCAGGTAACTCGGGTGGTCCGGTGTTTAATATGGCCGGTGAGGTTATAGGCGTGTTCGTTGCTGGAGTGTCAGAGTGTGTAAACTACAGCGTGCCAGTGGCAGTATTTGCTGATGATATTGAGACTGTGCGTATGATGTTCAACGCTAGTAGGTTTAAGGTAAGAGAGTACGGCTCTGAAATCTAAATACGAACAAGTCTGGGATGATGAGTGGCAACCGTTGTTGAATAGGTTTCATTTACAGTGCTGCGATTGCGGGTTAGTGCATCGAGTAAGCATACGAATCAGAAAAGGGCGACGACAGATTCAGTTTACACGAGATAACAGGAGAACAGGTCAGGTTAGAAGATGGCGACGAAAGCAGTAAAAATAAACAACATGCTGTCAGCCCTTATGGAAAAAGTAGCTTCTGAAAGAACAGAAGCGACTTACGACGAGTGTACTGACGAGATAGGTTTGATAACCAAGGCTGAGGCATTGGTACGCCTGATGTGGAAACTGGCTCTTGGGTATGTAGAGCGTGACGCTGAAACGAATGAGTTTATAGCAAAGCACGCACCAGACGCAAGGGCTATTAACGCTATATGGGAACGCATGGAAGGCAAGGTAGCGGCAGCCAAGTTACCAGGATCAGGCAAGCGTAAAGCAACTATAGCTGATAAGGTGTCAGAACAGGCCAGAAATGCGGCGAACGAATTAACTAATGAATGATATACGCCCTGAGTTACCTACTCCGTTTCCTTCGATGCCCGAGATATGGGTGTGCCCGAAGACTGGTTTTAGGGTGCCGAAGTTACTAAACGCCAACCTTGACTACAGAGCGAAACTATTGGCTAGGGCCGAGAATGACCCTGGTATGCAGGATGATTTGATGTGGGCCTGTAGTGAGTCGTTCCTGTTTTGGATTAACGCGTTTACCTGGACCTACCATCAGTTCGATGTGGCTGTAGGGCAGAGGATACAATCCAGGTCTTCTCATGTTCCGTTTATAACGTGGGAGGTACAGCATAGTCTGTGTAACCTGTTGCTAAAATGTCTGGAAGACGCCGAAGATATACTGGTAAACAAGTCCCGTGACATGGGTGCGTCGTGGTTGATACTGGCGTTTATGCACTGGTTGTGGCAGTTTAGGCCAGATAGCCAGTTGCTTGAAATATCACGCACCGAAGACTATGTAGACAAAACGGGCAACATGAAGGCGTTGTTCCAGCGGCATGACTACATAAATCGCTGGCAGCCTGAGTGGATGACTCCACCAGATGTGCTACCTGGACAGAAGCAGCGTACCAAGATGCACATGCAAAACCAACTTAACGGGAGTTGCATAGATGGCGAGTCAACGACAGAACATGCTGCGTCCGGCGACAGACGCCTAGTTATAATGCTAGACGAGTTCGCTAAGGTAACTAAGAACGCAAGCATGATTCGATCCGCCACCAGAGACGCGGCCTTAATGCGTATAGTAAACTCTACAGTGGTGGGTCCTGGAACAGAGTATTCCAAGTGGAAACACTCTGGTAAGATCAAGGTGTTTCCGTTGATGTGGTGGGATCACCCGGACAAGGGGCTCGGAAGATATGTCAAGCAGGACGAAGTAACGAGAGCCTGGAAGATAAGGGCACCGTGGTATGACCACGAAGAGACCGTTAGGTCGCCAAGTGAAATGGCGAGAGAGATTGACGCTGATGATATTGAAGCTGGATCGACCTTCTTCAATGGTAGTGGCGTAGACAGCCATAAAGCACTATTCGTGCGTGACCCTGATAGCCGTTGGAACATCGACATGGCCGGTAGCGTTCCAAACGACGACATGTCACGTATCCTGAGACAGAAACAAGTAAGCAAGATAAACGTATCACGCCACCCAAAAGGAAAACTACGGTGGTGGGGCAAACTGATAAAGGGCCGACCAGACCAGACCAAGGGCTATTGCTTTGGAATTGACCTATCGAGGGGGCAGGGTGCCTCTAATTCTGTGGTGTCAATAAAGTGCGAACAGACGGGAGAAAAAGTAGGAGAGTGGCGTGATGCCATGACGCCCCAGTATGAAATGCCGAGAGTGATGTCGGCGTTAGCCCTGTGGGTAGGCGGGAAAAAGGGACTGCCCTACGTGACGTGGGAGATGAACGGACCTGGCTGGGACTTTGGAAAGATTCTAGTAAAAGACTTTCATTATCCATATTACTACAGAAACACCAAGGCTGGAATAGTCCGTGATAAAGCCTCCAGAAGTTATGGATGGCACAACCACAAGGGGTCAAAGAATGAGTTGTTGACCGCTTACGAAAGGGCATTGTCCCACGGTGGGTTTATAAACCACTCGAACTGGGCACTGGACGAGGCCAAGATATATGTGTATTTCCCAGACGGCAGTATTGGACCAGCCGTTATGATTGAAGAGAATAAGTCTGCAAGAGAGACACACGGGGACTGCGTTATAGCGGACGCCCTCGCCAACAAAGGATCAGGGAGAAAAGCTACAGAGAAGGGTGATGGACAGAGACAGCCCATGTCGTCCACGAACATGCGGTGTGCTGCCGGACGGTTACACGCACTAAAACAGAAACGTAGAGAACTAAAGAAAACTGTGAGGTTCGATCTCAGATGAGTACAATACCGCAGTTAATGGCACAGTCTGTAAGATTGAGCATGGTGCGTAGCAAACATTTTCGTCGTGCTCGTGCTATGTACATACGAGAGTACGTTGGAAAATACTACCGTGAAAAATATGGTCTCGTTGGGGACCAGCCTACAAACATGATCTTTAATACCATACGTGCTATGGTCCCGAATCTTATAATGAAGAACGGGAAAAACGACGTAGAGACAGAGATAGTGGAGTATGACACATACGCCTATCTGCTAGCCAAGGCTTTGGACCAGGTAGACAAACATATAAAATTCAAAGACACTCTTAGGATGGGCCTCGTAGATGCGTTCTTCTCAGCGGGCATATTCAAAACTGGTTTGGCCGACGCCTTTACCGTAGTGGATTTTGGTGGGCAGTTTATAGACCAGGGAGAGTTGTTTACTGACTGGGTTGATTTTGATGACTTTGTGTTCGACCCTGAGTGTAAGGAGATACGAAAGGCTCGTTGGCTTGGTGACGTAGTTCGTGTTCCACGCCAACAGCTACTTGACAATGATGAGTTTGATCACGACCTGGTAGCAAAGTTGCCATCGTCTAACGCATTACAGGCAAGGAAAAAGGTAGAGGCCCTGACCAAATCAGAACTGAGCATGTCAGAGATCAACGAGTTAAACGATTTCGTAGACGTAGTGGAATTATTCATAGCGGGCGAGAACATCAAGGTCACGATGCCCGACCCAAACCAGTTGATACTGCCAGAGTTTTTATCTGGTGCAGATTTTTATGGGCCAAAAGAGGGGCCGTACGATGTGATGTCCCTGACACAGCCTGTACCTGGAAACCCATATCCGATAGCACCTGTTGGAATATATTACGACTTACACATAATGTCCAACCGCATGATGACAAAGATTCTAAACCAGGCAGATAGGCAGAAGGACCTTGCCATAGTTGATCCCGCTGGGCAGGACGAAGCCGTTGACATGCAAGAAGCCGGTGACGGTGATACGGTCCTTGGAAACCCGGACTCTGTTAAAGTGGTGTCGTTCGGTGGGCAGAACCAGGTAAATGAGCGTATGATGGGGAACCTCCATCAGTGGTTCAACTATATGGCTGGAAACCCAGATCAGATAGCAGGCACATCATCTACCGCAGAGTCGGCTACCGAGTTTCAGGGTATGCAGGCCAACGCAAGTGTGTCCGTAGAGGATGCTCGCGGCATGATAAGGGACTGTGCTTCAGCTATAAAGCGAAAGCACGCCTGGTATCTGCACAACGATCCGTTCCTGGAGGTTCCAATAGCCTATAGGAAACCTGGAGGCAAGCGTGTACAGATGACGCTTACGCCAGAACAAAGGCGTGGTGATTTTTTAGATTTCAATTTTAGCATAAGATACAGGTCCATGCTTGCCTTGGACCCGGCGATAAAGTCGCGTAGGCTGATGGACTTCGCTGTGCGTGTCATACCATCTATGATAAACTCTGCTATGCTGGCGTCACAGATGGGGTTAGAGTTTAATCCACAGCAAGCCCTGAAGGACATGGCTGAGGCTATGGACATAGACGAAGAAGTTATAGACTGGTTTAACGATCCTTTGTTTGTGCAACGTATGAAGCTGATGTATACGCTCGGGTCAAAGTCTTCCGGCAAGGCTAAACCAGGTATGCAACAGAACGGTCAGCCCGCCAACGTACAGGCGTCTGCTCCTACCGACCAAATGGAATTTAATCAGAACGCTCAGGTCGGTGCTGCCGAATCCCAGGCTGAGTTGAAAGGCGGCTTATAATGGCACGCAAACGCAAACGAAAATTAGAGAAACCTACCCAAGATCAGGCTGATGAGATAAGACGCAGGCTACAAAAACAATACCCACAGATGTTCGAGAGTGTTGAAGTAGAGGGCAACAAGCCCAAGTTAGACCAGGCTAAGGGCCTTGATCGTAAAGCTCTGGAAAAAATGGTGGCCAAACGACTTAAAAAGGTATACAGGAGTAAGTAATGCCTACATATTCATTTATTTGTGATAACTGCGGTGCAGTAGATGAACTGACGATGCCCATGCGTGAGGCAGGTGAAGACATCATGTGTGCTATATGCAAGGCAGAAATGCGTCGTGACTTTCAGGCCGACCTCCCATTGAGGTCCCCCAGCGGTAAGGATTATCGCAGGCCAATTATATCTGATTCGCTGGCCGTTATGCCACACCAGATAGCAGAGCACAGGAAGGAGTTTCCAGACATACAGGTAACACCCACAGGACAGCCGGTGTTCGACAACTACACAGACCATGAAGCGTATTTGAAAAAGACAGGGTTTCGTAAGGCAAGGCAGAAGATAAAACGAAAACCAACAAGCAGCGGTAAATAACCCCTACCCTTGAAGGAATCTAAAATGAGAAAGATTGAAGATCAAGATAATACAGACGGGTCGAAAAAAGTAGACCTGGACGCACTAAACACTCCAGAACTATTATCTTCCGTACAAGACAGATTAGACAATGTTGGTGGCGATAACGCCGAGGGTGACGACGATCCCAAGACAGATGATTTGCACGAAGACGACGAACCTACCCCTGACGGCGATCAGGCAGGTGAAGGCGAGGAAGGCGATGATTCTACCTCTGAAGACGACAGCGATCCTGAAGGCGACGATGATAACAAGGATGAACTGAAACTGCCCGAAGCGTATCTTCGGTGTGCAGTACACCAAGGATGGGAAAAAGAGGACGCACTCGATTTCTTCAAGAGAGAACCCGAACATGCGTTGAAAACTTTCGGCAATATCTACAACAGCACGAACAAACTTAGTGAGCACTGGGCCGAGTTTGGAAGGACAGCCGTAGACGCCAGGAACAAGAAGCTCGAAGCAGAGGCTTCCGGTAACGAGGAGAAGGGCAGTGACGTCGAGAAGTTACTCGACGCTGCCGAAGACCTCGATCCGGCAGTAGTAACTGTGTTGAAGGCTCTAGACGCCAGGAACAAGAAGCTCGAAGCGACTGTTCATAAGATGGCTAGTGCTCCGGGCAAGAATGTAAACGCGGAATACGAGCGTGTAAGGGCTACAGCCGATGACGCAAAGACTCGTGAAATTCATGGGTTCTTCCAGTCCAACACGATGAAGTCGTACGACAAGTTTTATGGTGTGCTCGACTGCCATCAGGAACCTGACGATCTAACTGCATCACAGCGTAAGCACCGTTGGTCAGTGATGGAAAAGGCTGACCTTATGATAACTGGTGCCCGGATGCAGGGGCGTGAACTCACGGCAGCAGAGGCTTTAGAAGCGGCACACCTGCTTGTAACAGAGCCCATCCGTGAACAGGTGATTGTAGAAAAGCTAAAGGCCACGGCCACAAAGCGGAAGAAAGGTCACTTGTTCAGACCGTCAAACAGTCGTAAAGCATCAGGTGCAGTTGGAGATAAAAACAGTGGGAAGCCGGATAGCAGAAAAGAAATTTTAGCAAGAGCAGAAAAACGTTTAGCCAAAATACGCTAATGCGTAAAAAGGAGAATTGACAATGTCTGTAAAGAACGCGGATTTGGTAGATCTGATCGCTACGACGCTTCCTGATCTACCCAACCAGTATTTTGAAGTTACCTGGGATAATACTGACTATGAGTTCAGTCGTATCTACCAGTCGGAACGTATGGAGATTGATGGCGGAACGCAAATCGAGCGAGTAGTTCAGTTCGATGAGAGTGGTAACGCCCGCTATCGCAAAATGTTTGATACCGACGAGCCGAACATCGCAGATACGTTGCACACCATCAAGGTTCCGTGGACCCAGATAGGTACTCACTATTCGTGGGACGTCCTTGAGATCAAACGCAACATGAACAGTGCCAAGGGCTTCATCCGCCTGATGGAGACACGTCGAATCGACGGCCTGTGGAGTCTTGCGAACCTGATCGAAGACCGTGCCTGGAAGACACCGACTAACTCAACTGACGACCTGTACCCGTATGGCGTTCCGTACTACCTGAACTGCCTGGATGCAGACGCGACTACGGCTGGTTTTAACGCCAAGACTATTCGGTATCAGGACGGTACTACTGGTACGGCCTGTGCCAATATCGACGCCAACGTCGAGGCCAAGTGGAAAAACTATGGTGCCACATACACCAGCATTGACAACAGCTTGCTCAAGACTATGCGTAAGGCGTTCCTGTTGACCAACTTTAAGGCACCGTTGTTCGTCAAGGACCCGGCTGATGAGCGTGTAGCGTCGAAGCGTATCTACACTGATTCTGATAACGTGTCTGATCTTATGGAACTCGCTGATGCCAAGGACGACAACCACAGTGGTAGAGACGTTCTTGGGAACCTCACTATGGATGATGGTGGGCTGGTGTTCATCAACCGTATTCCTGTTGTCTTTATCAGCGAACTTGAGGGTGTCACTGATCCTGTGACTTCCACACCGTACAAGCCGATTTATTACATCGACTTCAGAAAGTTCGTTCCTTACGTTCAGGATGGTTACTGGATGGAAGAGGGAGAACCCCAGACAGATCGTGGACAGCACACCACGTTCACAGTGTTCCTTGATGGTGCTCATAACAACATGTGCCTCAACAGGCGTACTGCTGGTTTCGTAGTCCACAAGCCCATCGTAAGCTAATAACTGTCATATTGTGACAGTAAGGAGAATATATCATGGCAGAAGGAAAAGCAAACGTAAACATTCTTGGTCGGGAAGGGCTTGTTGGACACCACTCTGCCCCTACCTGGGATTTCCTCTACCAAGTGTCATCGGTGAAGGATTCAAAGTGGGACGTTGGTGATAGAGTTATATTGCCTGACGGTCGTGAGTTTCGTTATGGCCGCTCTACTGGTGCAGCCGCGTTATTTGCCGCTCATGGTTGTGAGTTCACATATACTGGTTTAGTAAGCTATACGGCATTTGCAACCGGCCACGCTGTCGGCGTAAACGAGATCACCATCCCCGCTGCAACACACGCCGCACTTACTAAGGACGAACTTCGTGGTGGCTATGTGATAATCTTTGATGGTGCTACCGATTTAGGTACTTGCACGCGGCGGATCATTGGTAATGACGTTTCCGCTGCGGACGTGGCATTTGATGTTAGACTCGATGCATCCATTACAAATGCTATTGTGTCTGGTACTGAGGCGGTTGAGGTTTATCGGAACCCGTATTATGCCCTGACCGTTGCCTCGGACGCTGCTAAACCCAAAGCTGGACTTCCAGCATCATACGTCAGTGCAGCGGCACAGTATTTCTGGGTACAGACGAAGGGTATCTGCTGGATATCCCCGCAAACGAACGTCGGTGAGAACGGTGGTTTGGGCTGTTACTGGCGGCATGATGGCAGTTTGGAAGGGGCCGAAGTTACATTAGGTGGTCTTACTGTACCTGCTGGTGACACTTCTCA